GTCATCTGTAAACCCTGCTGATGTGCAGAACCAGACATACTCGTATGTTGCTGACTCTGGTGCGGCTAATGCCTACGTTGGAATAGTTGCACCTGTGGTGGCGGCATATGCAGCCGGTCAGCGGTTTGACTTGCTAATCGCTAACGACAATACAGGCGCATCGACTTTAACGATAAATGCACTAACTGCCAAAAACATCCTGCGTGATGATGGCACCGCGCTGGTGGCTGGCGATATAGTTGCAGGCATGATCGCTACTTTTGAATTTAATGGTGTTAGTTTTCAATTGCTAAACCCATCCAGGCGCATATTGGGAACAACCACAAACGACAATGCTATTACTGGTTATGTCGGTGAGTATATTTCAGCTCAAGTTTTAAAAGCAGCGCCAGTCAATTTTGCTTTGAGCAATACTTTATATGACGTTATGTCGATCGATCTTACGCCAGGTGATTGGGACGTTACTGGAAATATTGGATTTGATATAACTGTGGGCTCCACGATTATGTCGGCGGGTTTTTCAAATAATGTTTCTGCCACATTACCAGATTTATCATTAGTTGGTAATTTGACGCTGCTTGGTGGTGGCACATATGGCAACAATACAGGGTTTAATATTCCGTCACAAAGAATCAGCCTATCAGCAAATGCTACGATTTACATGGTAGCGGCAGCCGTATTTGCTGCCGGTGCAGTTGGCGGGTTTGGTTACATGGCGGCACGCAGAGCTCGCTAGCGACCGCTGTATTGCTTCCAGGGCGAGATCACGAAAACCCACTGGCTAACTGTACCTGGTGGGTTATCCTTGCTGCCAATCTTGTGGCCGAGCCGAAAACGAAAACACACTTTCTTGGCAAAGGGATATTGGTATATCCAGTAATATTCAAAATATTCTTTGTTACCTTTTTTAACTTCTATATGCCTAAACCCTGGACGGGCGTTAGTGGTATCACCAACATCATCATCGGCAGGATTGTAATGGGTATAGACTTCGCTGCCATCCCAATGTAAGCCCATTACTTGGTAATCCCACCAATTGATTGGATTACGCCATGCACAATAGCAGTATCTTGCCCACCAACCCTCAGCGTATATCTTCTTGATAACGCTTGTATCCCTACCGACGTAATCATCCACAATGTCCCAAATTTTGAATAACTTTGGCAATCTTAATTGGTCTTTTGGAACAAATGGACACACAAATAGTAAAATAATTGCGCCGGCCACCATGAGAGGAAATAGCAGAAAAAGAAACACAAGGGTAAATTTAATAAGCCGCCATAACATAATCATGATTCTTTCCTTTTATCCATTGAGGAGCCGAGCCAGTAATTGACTACGGCTCCAAATGAAGTTCCTAAGATGCCTATCAACATGTATAACACATCGTGATCAACTTTCTCTTGTTTATAAGCCGCTATCCAATAGATACATCCAAAGAATCCAACCACGATCATGACGCTCAGGATTTGCGGGAAGATGGTATGAGCCGCAAGATTGGTTTGACGCGCATTGGCTGTGTTTTCGTTGCTGTACTTGAGGTCGTTTTCAGCTTGGAGTACAGCCAGTCGTTGCAGCTCGACGGCTTGTGTTGATTGGATTTCGATAAGTTTGAGATTAGCTTGAGCATCTTGTTTGATCTTGGTGAGTAAATCTTCTGGGTCATTGATATCGCCTCCGAATTTACTAGCAACAATCTGTCCAATGGCGGCGCCTGCTGGGCCGCCTACCACGCCGCCTAATAACGGGGCGCCATATTTGGCTATTTCTTTCCCTAAATCCATTAGGTTCATGGCCATCCCTCCAGTGTGTACAACACCAGTATATACCATTTCTATTTAGTAATATTTGCGCTCTATCTTTTCCATGTTGTACCAATAACAAAAAGCGCACCCCAAGGCAAAGCTGGCTAACATTTGCGTGGTTGGATGACAAATAATAGTTTCTGCGATTAATAAATATTGCTGAATCATTTGCTTAACTCCACTTTCCAGTCGTTTGCTATAAAGTCATTCCAGTCTATATTTTCCGACGCTCCACAATCTTTGCAATTTTCAATAGACAATGTTGAAGCGTTAATCCAGTAATCAGCATTGGGCCAAGCTTCACGCCTAACACGCCGACCACACTTCATGTGCTCTAATGCTTGATTGAAAGTTAATCCGCCAATTGTGCAAGGACCGCCACCAGCAGCACCGCCGCCGCAGGTTGATACGCCAATAGCCACAGCGTTAACATCACGCATACCCTCGCCACGTGCCTTGTGCATATCGCCAGCAAGCTCGGCAATGCGGTCATAGTACGGCCTGGTATCCATAGACGTCGCTTTGGATATGGCGTCTTTAGATGTTTCTTTTTCCGGTGTTGACATTGAAAAAGTACCATTTGGGTAGTGGATTACACCTAATATATTTTCTAGAATTTCTAGCTTTCTTTCGATTTTATCAATTTGCACACATTGAGTATCTTGCCCCTGCACAATTAACTGCATCTCTTTTTTAAGCTGATCATGATTGTCGTAATGCTCTTTATGTAACCCATCATAACGTGGATATATTTCTTGTAAATCTTCTATTTTTTCAATTATCGCATTCATGCCTTTGTTTAAATGCTCTAATGTTATATTGGTTTCTTGTGATTTTTCCATTTTATCTTCCTGTTTATAAGGTAAAGTTACACCAGGCCACACGTTTACTGGCATTGATGGCCTGTTGTGACATGGGCATAGGCATTTCTCAAGCGTGAAAGCATTGTGGTTTTGCATGGCATAACACTGACATGATTGCATTTTAAATTCATCCTTAAACATTTCCACTAAATGTGCTGGCGGCCAGCAATCAGGCCACTTGGTAAATTGGTCTGCCATTATATTGACGTATCCACTTCATAAACCAAGGTTTTACCTAAATGAAGAACAGCGATATATATGTGATCTCCAATGGCGACCATGTGTACTACTTCGCCGTGCATTTCAGCTATTTTTCTATCGTTCATCTCTTTATCCTTATGCAGCAGGTTACTTCATCATCTGATTCAGGTTCTGACTTTTTTAGATCAATAGGCTTGCCGTCATCATCATAGAAATGCCATTGGCCTGTTTGTTGATTTAGTGTGGGTGGATATGATTTTGATTTTCTGTCGAACATTATTCACCTATTAATTTAACTTGATCTATTTTCTTAGTAGTAAATGCGGTTATGCTTACCAATTTGTTGTATGCAATATCCTCAACCATTTGTTTGTCTAGCTGGCATGATTCTTCTTGACCATGGCATCTAACAACACAAACTTTATTGTTTGTGGCAAAGTTATCCAGCCAAAACATTTCATCAACTTTCTTGTTACAGACTGCACAAGTTGCTTTTAATGTTTGGATTACTGATTTCATATAAACTCCATAAAATCAGGCGCATCAGGCACGTTACACCAAGCGCATGGCTCGCAACATATTTCTTGGTCATTTTCCATAACCCATATTAATTCGCCAGCAAAATCTTTTTCCATTGAACCAAGTTCATATTGGCCAAACTTTCTGCCACCTGTAAAGCACAGAACAGTTGTACTTAATTCAGGTAGCTCACCTTTCTTTGGATATTTCCAACAGTTAGATTTCATCTGCAATAATCCTTGTGCATCTCAACCATTGCTTGCTCTATTTTTTCAACCCTGTTTATTGTGTTATTCAGCACATAAGCCGTACCAGTACCTAGCACAAAAAACATTAATGTTGTTGCGTATAAGAAGTTGATATCATTCATTTCAATAACTCCATTATTTGGGTTAAATCGCCATGCACAATTTCAATACCAGCCCATAACATCACGGCAAACAGGCATAAAATAATTAAAATAATGACTGTATTTGCACTATTCATTTGCGGCCTCATCCTCTAGCTTGCTTAGCATTATGGTTAACTCACTAATCAAAATAATAAAGCAGTCTGGGTTTTTCCATATCTGATCAGAGTTATGAATGGCAATATGTGATCTAGCTTTCTGTAGTCCAGCCAGGAAACCTTGGTTATAAGCAGCTTGTACGTTTCGGTTTGGCTGATTATCATTACATGATTTGCAATTACCACATGGATTGCATTCATCGTTAAACATTCTTATTTCCTTCATATTTGGTGAGGCAGAAAGGAATTGCACCTTCTGGCACTTCTTCACACCGCAGCAAATAATGCGCGTCTGGCAACTGCATTAAGGATGATTTACATGCCATACAACGACCAGTTTATATTGCCCGTTTCACTGTCAACGGCGCTGCCTCTATAATTCATGCCCTGTTTTATACCGAGTTCAGGGCAAACTCTGTCAGGGTGGATTTCCCTTGGTATTTGGTGGCGGCATACTGGATTCGAACCAGTGAACCAACTAGATGGTTTTTTTGTGTTTGTGCGCAACACCATCGTTTTTATACGCACACTAGGGTTTGGCCACTTCCCTAATGCCGCCATTATTTGGTGGGCTATTTTCCCCGATAATCATACCAAGACATAGGACTCTGCTTTATCGCGCGCATTTACAGTCTGGCCGTTTATTCTCAGAGGTATCGAGTATCGTTGCCCAATTAAATTTTTGCGTGCTAACTTGGATTGACCAAGCGGCTTGATGACGGACACGCTGCAAAGGATATAACCGTCACTCCCAATCGCGTTCATGGGACGCTAACACGCATATCTACAAATTTGCCCCACCGTGTTCTCATCGTAGCTGCCGCGGAGAACTCTACGCGACCCTTGCGGGTTTCGAGATAATCTCTCATCAGGCGTATAAATTGGCAGCCTAGACCTCTCTATATCTGTGGGGCGTGGAGAGGAAACGCTCTTTAAAATTATTGCCAGTTTTACGTCACACCACTGGCAGGGTGCGGATTAGGCCATTTCAAAAGCCATCGACGACTTTGGTAAGGCGATTTACGCTTTCTTTTTCTTTAATGCTTTAACGGCTTTTTTAACAGCCTTTGCCTTTAACTGTTTTGGTGCAACTGGTTCACATACTTTATTGATCGCAATGCCCAGGCTTTCAAGCAAGTCTTCTATCTTTCGCATGATCATTTTTACTTTTATTTGTGGTGTGACGCGCATTTCTTATTCCTTAAAATTAATGATTATCATCTAATATCTGTACTTCCATGGTTTGCACTATTTTATGCAAATCACTAGCGAGCATATTAACTCCCCACGAGATTGCAATCAATGAAATCCATATTAAAAGTAAACTATATTTCACATCCATATTAATATTCCTTATTGGAGTACAACGTCTAATTGCTCGTAAAGACCTTTTACGAATAGGGTTCTTAACATGTCAAAATCTAACGCTTCACCGCTTTGTAATTTGTGGAAATTCTCGAGAAATCTTAGCATATTCGCATCAACCGACCCCATGGCCCAGGTAATAACCATCATAAATTGGGCGAGTGAAATCTGTTTATAACGCTCATGATCGTATATCGTTTTTTTCATTCTGCGCATTATAAAACGAAAAGTGGGTTCTGATATAGATCGTATAATTTGTTGTATTTCTTCTTCATCAAAAATAATAGGTTTAGTCATATGTTAGCGCCTTAGAAAATCCAATCCGACATATCTTCCTTTTGTGCATCTTGCATTGTCGCGCCTCTGATAAAGAACGCGACTGCAAGATTAATAACAATTATAGCGCACGCCATTATGATCATCAGAATGGCACATCGTCGTCAAAGTCAGGCTTGGCTGGTGGCGCTGTTAACCTGGCATTGGCTAATGGTGTGCTCATGGATGGGGCCGCGCTAGCTACATAATCAACAATCGTATTGCGATCTTCATACATGCCGCCATCTGGTTTTGGCTTGCCTTTTTCAATGCTGATTTGCACTGTTCCAGCTTTACCATAGCAATGGTTAGCATCTAAGTTGCCTTTTTCATATTTATCAGCTTGTCCGGTGTGAGCGCAAAAATGCTTTAATTTTTTTGCCATCGAATCCAGCAAATAATCAAACATCTTGCGCTCTTTGCCTTGCTCATCCCATACTTTAAGCGTTAATTTGATCATGTCATTGCCCGCTTTTGATTGTGTTTCTTCCGCTTCAATAACCTCAAATTGGTAATATCCTGGCGATAACAAATTCATTGCGTTCAGTTCTTCATCTGTTTTTTGAGTGAATCTCATACTTTGACCCCTTTGGTTTGTGATTTGCTTTCCATATGGTTAATTAACTTAACCATGATGGACTCATTAACTTCTTCAAATGTTGCTGCATTAGCTTTATCCAACCATTTCTGAACGGTTTCAGCCGGTTCTTTGTATAACTCGATCAAGTCTTTTAAGCGTGCGACTTGCTCTTTTGTGGCTAGGACTTCCGCTACCGCATCACGCTCAAGCACATCTTTGCCATAACGCTGTGCGATTTCTTCATAACTAAATGGAAATTGGTCGGCATCTGGGAACCCTTCAATACGTGTCTTTTTAACAATGCCAGTGCGCTGCTGCCCACGCTTGACGATCTCAAACACAAGGTCAAACAGATAATCTAGTTTTTTATAGCCGTCATACGTTTGGCCCAGCACGCTTAAGTTTGTGCCGTACTCGTTTTTGGCGTGGCAAGTAATAATCACGTTCATGTCCAGGCGCAACAATAGGTTCAGCAGGTGCTTCATTTGCTTATTAGCTTTGCCGTAATGCCCACCAAATGCGGTCCCAGTCGGGTCGGTTGGTGACATGCGTTCAGCTGCCGACTTGTCTAACAGGTCGTTATATAGCGTGGTTAATGGGTCGATAATCAATGTTTTGTATTCATGCTTTTCTGTCAGTAACGCTTTAACCTCGGCCACCAGTTCATCAAAGTCAGTGGTTTGGAATATCACGCCACCGGCTTTGGATAGCTTTTCAGTGTATTGCGTGTTTTCGGCGCCACGCTCCGTGTCGATCAAGTATGGCTTTGGAAAGCTAATGGCTGCCGTGGTTTTACCGGCACCGGCGCCACCATAGAACAGCGCCTTTAATCGTTTTTGTATTGCCTCTGGTTTCTTTGCTCTTAATGCCATTATTTCTTATCTCCACAAAATTCCAAACAGTCTTCACAAGTAAAATCGCTATCATCACCCCAGTCGTGATGGTGTTTATAGGGAATCATTTGCGCACACTGCTGGGCCTTACCTTTCAAGCCCATAGCGTTGCCGAATTTATGTCTTTCGTGAGCGCAGCCACATTGCATTTCAGGATAGTCGATCATGGTAAAATTCCCAGTTATGCCCGCCTTATCAGCGGGCCTTGTAATTAAAATATTCTTGTCCATTTTCGTTGCTTTGGTAGCTTTTTGAATTCAGCTACTGGCTTTTTATAGCAATCATTGCTCACAAGGTCATAAACAATGGCTTCGCGGCATGGGTCGCGCATTTTTAACACGTCATTTATTTCAACAATCCCGCAACAAAAATCCATCTCGCCTTTTTTATTTATAAATTCGACTGCATATCTTTCATTTCTCATTTGCTTGATTCCCAGTTATTGTTTCAGTGAGGCCATCATACTATGATATCATAACCTCGGTCAATACTAATTAGTAATTAATAATAAACAATAATACATTTCAGCTAGCAGGGCGGAGCACATCATGGCTGTTACCCAGGTTGGCATAGCAGTGTTATTTTGGTCGGTATCTAAGCCGTGAAGGCGTTCATTTGCAGTTATATAGTCCATGGTCATCATTCTGCGCACCCCTTATTTACTGCTGCATTAACGCGATATAGATACACGCAAGCATCTATTTCAGATTGTATGCTTTCCTCGTGATAGGCGCGAATGTTGCTTATTACTATTTGGGCAAAATGATCTCTATTATCGGCGGTGTTTTCTTTTAACATATCTAATAAAGCGCCGTTGTATTCGCTATCGATGGACATATCGCCATTTCTAACGCTTTCAACCATATAATCTAAATCACGTTCATGAGCTTCTATGTATAGCGCTGTCAGCTTTTCGCGTTCCATGTCGGGGAGATCATAAACACGTAAATCAAACTTGCCGCAGTCTTTGCTATCTTTTCCATAATCATTAACTAATTCATCAACGTAGTTACGCATTGATTGTACGTGACGCATATTCCTAATGTTTCTCATTTGTGTAGCTCCCAGTTATTAACTTCAATGTTATTCAGTGAGATCATCATATACTAATACCGTAGTATCATGCAAGGTTTTGTTGTTGTGATTTTAAATATTCTTGGTATTTCGCCATTTCAGCATCTTTATCAATAAACTCTAGTTTGCTATAAACCAATCCAAACAACTGGAATGGTAAAGTTAACGCTAATATTATCCCTGTAACGACAAAGAATGCTTTAGGCGCACATATAAAACAAAAAGCAAATAGTAAAAACCACAGCATTATTTGCCCTCATTTTTGTTTTTAAATTCTTGCAGCAAATCGACAATCACATGATTCATGCTAATTTCATAATCCAATGCATAACGTTTTAAGTGATACCACAAATGTCTAGGTATGCGGACAGCAAAACATTTCACGTCTTCGGGATTAATGTCGTATCTTTTAAAAGTGCTTTTTCTAACTATTTTAGTTTTAGCTTGCATTATTTATAGCCTCTTTGTTAATTATGCCGACATGATATCACAGCAATAGACTATTGCAATATATGCTTTTGCTGATAGAATGGTCGCCTGATCACGATTAACGCAACGCAGGGAGAGCAAGTTGAATAATCAAAGATTGTATACAGAAATACTCAAGATATTATTTAAGTATAATTTAGTGCCGAAATCGCATGAGCTAGAATGCAAGATGCACAGAGAACTAGCAAAGCTATTAAACATATAATAGTTGTCCAGGGATAACATGACGAATTACGGGTTTCAATCCGCGTTAGAATCTGCGATGCAGGCGCATGGCTTTACCATTAAAGGTCAAATAAATTATAACACCCATCGAATACAGCGCCACAAATCCGCATCACGTCCGCGTGGTGGAAAGGATTTATTTGTAGCATTACACGAAGACCGTGGTGCGACATTTGGCGATTGGCATGATCGTGATGGCTGGGTGACATGGTGGCATGATGATGGTGAACGCTTGCCAGACCTGCAAAAACAGCTAGAACGCGCAGCAATTCGCAGAGAGCTTGATAAGCGCAGACAAGCAGCACGTCAACACGCTGAGCTACGTGCCTGGCGTTTCTGGTGTAGCACATATCTCACAACAGATACAGTCGATCACCCATATGTCATCCATAAGCGCATCAGGGCATATTACGCCAGGCATATCAAACACCATAGATGGATTAAAGACGTGCTCGTGATACCCATCCGTGATGTGAATTATGTGATGCATACAGTTCAGGTTATTAAATGGAATCATTACAAGCGCAAAGATTTTAAACGTTTCTGGAAAGGCACATCACCGGCTGGCAAGATGGTGTGGCTTTCTGAAAAGCTCCCTGATGGTTATAACGGTAAGATACGTATCTGTGAAGGCTACGCAACTGGCTGTACTATCTATGAAGCAACACTTGAACCCGTAGTGTGCGCCCTGAATGCTTATAATATCCCACTTGTCGCGGTAGCTTTGCAGAAGCGCTATCCATTAGCCATATTAATTGTGTGCGCTGATAACGACGCTTGGGATGTGAAGAACCCTGGCGTATCTGCGGCCATGGATGCAATGCATAAAACTGGATGTATTATGCGATTACCTGATTTCGAGGCTTATTTGCCTAATAGCGTTATCAGCCAACCGACAGATTTTAATGATTTGTTATACATTGCTGGAATGGACGAAGTTGAGCGGCAGTTATCAGGGTAGAAACCCCGCACAGGACTACGGGGTTCTGGGTATCAACTAACAGGAAAGTTACATAAACCTAAAACACATGGAAACTATACAAGGAAAATTATACATGGATTCTCGAAGCAAAGAAAGTTTGAGATTGGTTGCAGATGCAAATGCAGTTAGTAAAGCAAACGAGCAAAAGCTAATGGAGAGCAATAACGGTTTCGGTGGTATGGATATTGTATGTGCTGGCGACTTACCAGAGACATGCACCCCACCCGATGAACTGTTAGAAGGCATATTCGTATGTGGTGAGGGCAGCGTTGTTTATGGCGCCACCAACAGCGGCAAGACTTTCGTGACCATTGATATTGCTGCTGCTATCAGCCAAGGCAAGAAATGGATGGGCAGGCGTACCGAGCCAGGCATTGTCTTATATCTTGCTGCTGAAGCGCCAGCATCGGTACAGCGTCGTATGCAGGCTTATCAAAAGTATTACAACGTAAGATTAAATAATATTTATGTCGTTAGAAATCCCATTGATTTATTTAGCGGCGAGTCCGACACCCTAGCCATCATCCAAATTGTACGTCACCTGGAGAAGCAAACTGGCAAAAAGGTACGCCTTATTGTTGGCGACACTTTGGCCAGAATGTCAGCCGGTGCCAACGAGAACGCGGGCCAGGACATGGGCGTTGTGGTGAGACACTTTGACCTTATACGCTCTGAAACTGACAGCCATTTCACTTTGGTGCATCACAGTGGCAAGAACGCCGCTGCCGGTGCCCGTGGCTGGTCAGGTGTGCGAGCTGCGGTCGATACCGAAATTGAGATCACAGATGATGTGGCTGGTCGCTGTATTGAGATAACCAAGCAGCGCGACCTGGACACAAAAGGTGAGCGATTAGGGTTCAGATTGGAGTCAGTTGATATGGGTATATCGAAGTGGGGCAAGCCGATGACGACCTGTATTGTGTTGCCCTGGGACGCACCCGCACCGGAGAAAAACGCGAAAAAGAAAGGGGAGATTTCTGGAGCAATATTACAGATTCTGCGCAAGATAAGATCAGATAATTTGTCTCCTATCGATAAAAAATCGTTGGTCGGAATGCTTGATGTCTCCAAGGGTGGAAATTACTTGAGAACTAGCGTTTATCGTGAGCTAGATAAGCTGGTTGCGATTGGCGAAGTTGTTGTATTTAATGGAGAAATTACACTTAAATAATTTGTCTCCTTTGTCTCCTATGTTGTCTCGGAGACAAGGAGACAAACTGTCATTTTCTCATTTGTCTCTTGTCTCCTCTCCCTATAGGGAGGAGACAAGGAGACAAAAAGACAGCGAGTCAGAATTTTAAAATTTAAAAAAAGGGAGAGTTACATGTCACAAACGGAATGGTCAAAGCGGGGTAAGGCATGGCGGGCGAAATCCTTGGCCGCCTTGAAAGAATTGTATGGGGGTGGCGACAAAGTTACGTCTGAGGAGCGATCGTTGAATGGTGGGCCTATTTTGGAGCCCACAGCGGCATTGGCGGATGATAATCTGGGTGATAAGGTTGATTGATGGAAAGAACAAGGGAGGGGATTTAGCATGGGATATGTGCAGGGAGCGGGATTTAGTCGCAGGAAGCCTTCAGCGAAGGTGGATGAACAGGAAGTGCCATTGGAAGACGACGAGCAGATTATGTTTGTGGTGTGGTTAAAAAAACGCCTGATATTGCATTTTGCGGTGATGAATGGTTCCAAGCGTTCATTGGCTTATGCTGCGAAGTGTAAGCGGATGGGCTTAGCGGCTGGGGTGCCTGATTTGATTATACCGGTTCCTAATGGTCAGTATCATGGGCTTGCGATTGAGATGAAGCGGACGAAAGGCGGGGTGACCAGTGAGTCACAACGGTTTTGGTTGGACGCTTTGAAGTTGAATGGATGGCAAGCTGTGATTGCTCGTGGGTGTAAAGAAGCGATTAGGCTGACTGAAGAATATTTTGCTGACACTAAAAAGTCATGATACATTGGCGTTCTAGTTAGTTTAGACATGACGAACTAGAATCCTTGTAGTGTGTTTTAGTAGTAGAAAAGATAGTTGAGTTTATGCATTTCTTTATCCTCCCCGATTTACTTCCCAGTTATCGGGGTTTTTTTATAGGGATGATATATAAAACGGATTAATGATTATGATATAATGGTGCCTTCATTAATCTGGAAACACGTAGTCATGATGACAGCGGAAATGTGCAGTAGCTTAAAACAGTTATTGATTAAGCATGAAGGGTTAGAAAAGTTCCCCTATGTTGATACAGTTGGCAAAGTAACAATTGGCATTGGTTACAATCTTACTGACCGTGGCATGTCAGATGAATGGATTAACAAACAATACGAAGAAGATGTAAGGTATTTTTATAACGCACTGACAGAAGCCTATGAATGGTTTAGGCAACTGGATGAACCGAGGCAGATGGTGTTGATCGACATGTGCTTTATGGGGTTCAAGAAGTTTCAAACGTTTAAGCGTATGATAGCGGCACTGGAAGACAGGAATTATAATTTGGCTGCCCATGAAATGTTAAACAGCAAATGGGCGACCCAGGTACACGGCAGAGCAACAGAGCTCGCAGAAATTATGGTAAGCGGTAAATTAAGTTAACAAAGATTGCTAAGGATTAGCATGGCCGGAAAACCTAAAAAAAAGAATAGCAAAGCAAAGAAAATGGCTGAGCCAGTTGGAAGGCCATCAAAGTTTAATCCAGAACGTTGCGCATCAATCATAAAAGATATTTCTGATCGAATCCCCTACATTATGGCCGCAGAAGCGAATGGCATTTGCGAGGATACGCTATACGAATGGATAGCTATTGGCAGGCGTGATTGCGCTAATAACATTGATAGCGAGTACGCAATATTTTCCGAGGCTATAAAGAAAGCAGAGGCTAATAAAGTACGTGAGCACATCGAAAAAGTTAGTAATAACGTTGATCGATGGCAGGCTGATGCGTGGATGTTAGAGCGTAGGTGGTACAAGCATTTTGGGTCTAATGTGCAGCTCAATGAATTGAATGCGCGTTTGGATAGAATTGAAAAGGAAGAACAAGATGCAAGAAAACTACATAGTGCCAAAGCTCAAGAAACCAAAGTCGAAGAAGATTAAAGCTGATGTGCCAGTGTTACAGGTTAAAGGCACTGCAAAGCCTGTGAAGCAACCACGGCATCGAAATGTATTTCAGCCGGTATCGCATAAAATTGGAGTGTAGCCATGTTGATTGTTAAACCTAAACCAAAGTGTGTGCCTGGCATGGGAAAAAGAATCGCATTAAAAATGCAGGAAGGTTATTCGCGACCAGAGCAGGCGATTGCTGCTGTTTATGCTGAACAAAGCCAAAAGCCGAAACCCAAAGTAATTGGCACAAAAAGGAAATAGCATGAAGCCTGTCGATATAATGACAAACAACTGGGTGGAGAAAGAGTACAAGAAGCCCACCATGATGACTAAAGATGATTATCTTGCGCAAGACAGCACGCCACACGTGGTTAAGCGCAATGGTGCTAAAGATATTGCGATTAGTTACCATCGCGCTAACCGTATCAAAACTTTGCGTGGTTTGCGTAGATTATGAGATTTAAAGTTGATTATATTGAAATGCCATTTGAAGACGAAGACGGAGATTGGTGTATTCAGCATGGTCTAAGGATTGCAGTTGATGGCCAATGGATTGTTATTGCTTCGATTGAAAATGACATGGAACAAATTGCAATGTCATTGCAGGAAGCCTTAAACGTTTTGGCGGAGAAGATGAAATAATGCAATGTAAGTCTTGCGATTATCCTGATTCGCGTGTGGTTGAAACGACGAAGGATGAAAATCTCAATCAAGTTTATCGCAGGCGCGAATGCATCAAGTGCGGCGTGCGATTTACTACGCAAGAACATTTGCGCGACAATTACAAAAAGTCTAATTACAAAACGTCACCCCCGCGGAGCATTCTAGAGAAATGACATTATCCGCATCAGCGATTGCCAGACGTATTGCATCTATTGAAGAAAGCCGAGCACGCGGCGAAAGCTGTCATATCGAAATCAATCCAGAGAGGACAATCATTCATGCTCAAGAAGCTGATAAGATTTATATTCCCACCAGGACGGGCAACCTTGCTCATCTCGATGACAGCTTTGTGCGTGTCATTATGGGCCCTTACGGAAGCGGAAAATCTACTTGGGCAATTTCAGAGATTGTGCGAAGAGCTTGTGATATGCCAGTTTGGTATAATGGACGACGACGCAGTAGGTGGGGAATCGTTAGAAATACGTCCGGAGAGTTACAGACCACAACTCTTGCCACATGGTTAGCCTGGTTTGGCGATCTTGGTGATATCAGAAAAAGACAAAAGCCTATCATGACGTATGAGCACACCTTCAATGATGGGCGTGGTGTAATTGAGCTTGAGCTGATATTCATTGCGTTAGACCGACCGGAAGACATTCGCAAGATCAAATCGTTGGAGCTCACTGGTTGTTACATCAACGAGCTATCTGAAGTACCGCAAGCAGCCATGGCGCATATGAAAGGCCGTGTGAATCGCTACCCATCCAGGGCATTCTGTGAGGAGCCATATTGGTCGGGCATTATTGCTGACACCAATCCGCCAGAGGATGACCATTGGATATTCAAGGACTTCGAGGAACATGCCTACGAAGGTCATAAGCTATTCAAGCAGCCACCAGGCCTGGTGATGAATGGTGATACAAAGAAATGGCAGCGCAATAGTGAGGCCGATAACTTTGAGCATTTACCTGGTGATTATTACGAGAAGTTAGCGGAGGGTCAGTCACTTGAATTTATCAAAGTGTTTTGCTTGGGTGAGTATGGTTCTGTCGGCTTTGGTAAGCGCGTTTATCCTGAGTTCAATCCCGATTTTCATGCTTACGATACACTCACCGCTATTCAGGGCGGCAGCTTAATACTGGGATGGGATTTCGGATTAACGCCAGCTTGCGTGGTGATGCAGTTGACGCCACGTGGTCAATTGATGGTGCTGAAAGAATATGTTGGTGATGGGATGGGGATTAGGACGTTTGCCGAGTCCATTGTGATACCTGGGCTTGCTAGGGATTTCCCTTACTGTCGTGTTGGGCGTGGCATGTCCATTGCCGACCCTGCGGGTGTTGCGCGTAATGAGATAATGGAAGAAATGTCCTGTATTGGTGAGCTATGCTCTTTAGGAATAGAGACTATTGCCGCACGTACAAATGACATCGACCCCAGGCTAGGTTCTGTTAGGTACTTCCTGAACAAGATGATAGATGGAAAGCCAGGCTTTGTTCTGGACAGGAAGCAATGCCCAACCTTGTTCAAAGGTTTCGTGAAAGATTATGTGTATATGCGTGTCGCTGTGTCCGGTGAGGAGCGATACAAGGACAAGCCAAACAAGAACATGGCCTCTCATCCTATGGACGCTCTTGGCTATGGCTGTCTCGAAATCGCTTCTGATCGCATTGCGCAGGATAAGACGGCAGCAACACCGCCTGAGAATATGTTTAATCCAACTTTTAGGTATCTATAATGCGAATAGTTAAACAGGTAGAAACAGAATACGATAACGGGCCAAGTTATTATGGCGCGTTTGGTTCTGACCCTAATCCACCGAAACCAAAATACGGAGTGGCCTTGTACGTGGTTAATGAATATTTAAAGCGTTCAATTGATGAAGAGATGGAAAGATCGAGAAAAGAATACAACCAGTTGCAGGAAACATTTCGCAAAGGTAATGCTGCTGACATGCAGGCTATGATCAAGCGTATCGATCGCATAAACGAAGATATGAAAGAAATGATCAAGCTGTTGGATGGTGTTATTAAGCAGAACAAGTTAGCCAGGCCACCGGTTGAGAAGAAAGAGCCATCAAGCAATAAGAAGCGTGTGATATTGATTAGCGACAAAGAGCTGGACGAGATGGAAGGCCTGTTATGAATACCCAAAGGAGATTTAAATGGAGTACGATTTTAGCACGCTATGCGTTCGACAACTTGAGAAGCTGCGCAAGAAGTTGGATTCAAGTAACAAAGCATTCGTTAAAGAATACGAGATGGCGTTAGACGTTATCAACAATGCAGATCAGCACGAACATCGCGGCGAGATCATGATTGGCGTTGAAGATGAATTGCGCGACGTGGCAAATAAATGTGAAATATTCTACACCGAGACAATGAACAAGGTTCAGCGTGAACTGGCCAAGTTCTTGTAATACCAACCAGCAATTGAAGGAGCAACACATGTTATTTACAGAGGCACTCGAAGCGTTAAAGGCAGGCAAGCAAGTTGTTAGAAGATCATGGTCGGAAACCGATGGTTATCTGACATTCCTGGCAGGCATGAACCATGTATGGAAGATTATCACCAATCCAGCGCCTAATGCCGGCAACCACATATTTTCAGTTAATGAGCTGTCCGCTGATGACTGGGAACTGTTAGGATATGTTGCGCCACAAGCTGAAGTATCGCAGGACGCTAGTGTAGAGTTATAATCGTTCGATGATGGGTGGAGCTCGGGATAGAGCCCCCTATTTGCCTCTGGCGGTTGAGCGGTGTGCGCTCATAACAGGGGAGGAGTCAGCCTAACGCTGATCACCCATCACCAAACATAATCCAGGGAAGGAGCAAGTCATGGAAGTCATTGCCGACAACATGCCACAAGAAGACATTGAAGAGTTACAAGAAAAGATGCAAGCCGAGATGGCTGAGGCTGGCATTGATGAATCGGACGTTTTAGCAAGAGCACGCGAAGACCTTACCCTGTGGGAAGGTTACTTTGGCGAAAATAATGTGCGTGGTAAAGATGACATGAATTTTGTGCTGCGTGACCAATGGTCGGCAGTCGAGCGTTCAGAGTTTCAAAGATTGTTTAAGCCGGCTATGACGTTTAACAAGTTATACGACACCATCAAGAAAGTTGTTGGCGAGCAACGGAAGAATAAACCTGATTTAATCGTGCGTTCATTAACTGGCAAAGCAACGCAAGAACAGATAAATCTCCGCGCTGACCTAGTAAGAACAATCTCATATCAATCGCAAAATGATCTCGTGTATCAAACTGCATTTAGATCGGCTCTCTTAATGGGTTATGGCGCATTTGAAATTACCCTCGATTATGAATCACCGAAGAGCTTTGACCAAGTTGCTAGATTTGAGATCATACCAGACGCAACACGCACCAGCTTTGACCCAACTGCCATCAAGCCACATAAAGGCGACGGTAATTTCTGCGCCAGACAGTTCATCTACACCAAGGAAGAGTTCTATGCCACCTATCCATGGGTGACTAACCCTGTTAGTTACACCGACCCACGCTCATTGCTGGACTTCCAATGGCAGACACGTGACACGATCACGGTTAACAAGTACACGCGCAAGGAATGGTTCCCCGTCAAGATCATGCTGCTTGATAACGGTATGACCGTGACCGAAGACGAATGGGAAGACATGCAAGAGCAGTTTGAAATGGTTAAGAATTTAGCCAAGGATGCAGTTATTGTTAAAGATATGATCTTAGATAGCATTCCAAAGATCAAAGCTGAGCGAACCACGCAAGACTACATGATCAACCAATACATGATGACGCAGAATCAGATCATCAAGTTTAACGCATGGCCGAGCAGGCATTTGCCGATCATCTTTGTGGATGGCGATTCGAGCTTTATCCAGGGCCATCAATATACTCGTTCATTTATTCATGAAGCCAAAGACTCCCAGCGGTTTGTGAACTATGTTGGCAGTGAAGTGGCAGCCGAGATCAAAAACCGCAGGCGTGAACAATGGATTGGCACCCCCGACAACATCCAGGGCAATGAACAGATGTGGCGCAATCCTGAGCTGCAAAATGGCATATTGATTGCCAAGCCGGATGGCAAAACAGGCGCAATGCCACAAAAAATGGCACCTTGGGAGTTATCGCAATCATTGTTGAGCCAGTATCAACGTGGCTGCCAGGATATGCGCGAGATTCTAGGCTTTAGCGAAACCGAGGCCCTGCAAGGCCGTGACATGTCAGGCAAGGCAAGACGTGAGCGTAAAATGGAAGGCTCCATGTCGGCTTATGTGTATTTCGACAACCTAAACCAAGCGATTGAGCAAGGCGGACGTGTTGTGCTCGACCTGCTACCAGTCATTGCTGGGGAAGAAGAGCGCCACATGATCGTTAGCAAGCCTGATGGGCGTACTGAATCCATCATCCTGAATGAGCAGACCAAAGATGGCGTGGCCAACACCCTGGAGGGTGGTGAATATGACGTTGAGATCGACACCGGCCCATCATTCGCAGTACAGAAAGACATTGCGCTTGAGTTCTTCCAGCAAACGATTGCCGCTAACCCACAAGTATTCCCGCTTATTGCTGATCTATGGGCGAAGAATTTAGACGTACAGTTTATGCCGCAAATAGCAGAGCGGTTCAAATCTATCGTTCCGCCTAAGATTTTAGCTAAAGAAGAAGGCAAAGAGCTGCCACCGCAGCCGCCCAGCCCGCAAGAACAGATGATGCAGATGGAAATGCAGCAAAAGAAACAAGAAATGATGATGAATGAACAGAAAATGCACCTGGAAGAGCAGGCTTTGATGGAGCGCGCTGAAGAGCTAAAGATCAGGAAGGAAAAGCACTTGCTTGACCAAGCTGAAATGATCGTCAAGGCGCAAGAGCTGAAAACCAAGCATGAGCTGGAAAAGCAAAAGCTTAAAATGGAAGGCTACAAGCTGGTTCACCAGGACGAGAAAGGCGAGGCTGAGTTAACAGTCAAGCTGGCGCAGCTCATGGCCGACCTTCACAAGCATGATTCCAAGCAGAAACATGAAAAGGACATGCGTGAAAGGGATAGTGCCACCGAGTAGAAGCGTAGCTTCTCAGAGTAGGCGGTATTGAAGTTATCCCCAAAAACTGGGGATAACCCTGTGGATAACCCCCACCTGTGGGGTAATAATTATCCACAGGGGTGGTAAAATAGCCATACGATAACATGATGTTGTCAGGGTTTCAGAGCCACCGTAGGTTCTAGGGCAGAAAGAATTGCCGAAATGGAGTAAGGATTCATGGACGAAGAGCAGGTGATTGACCAAGCACAAAGTGGTGACGATACAGATGTCGTGAATGGCGGTGTTGGCCCAGGTGATGCGGAAGAACAAGGAGTATCGGACGCTGATCAAGGACATGCAGACAAGGATGACCCATACGGCGTAAAGAAGCGGTTGGGAATGCAAGCCAAAAAACACCAGAGGGAAATGAGACAGATGCAGGAGCATATAGCACGCATGGAAGCTCAATTCAGACAGCCAGACAGCGACAGCGCACAAGTATCACACCAGAATTCTTATAACTCACCTGGACAACCTAACGGGCCCAGTATGAGCGAGGAAGAAAAGATACACGCGGCAGTACGCTATGCACTCGGAGCGAAGGAACACGAAGAGCGCAAAGCTAAAGAAGCGGAAGGACACGCTCACGTTCAAAAGCAATACAAGCGGATGAATGACGAGTTTGACCGAGCTTCCGAAAAGTACGACGATTTTGACGATGTTGTGCGTGGCGAAGATACGCCATTCACGCACAGCGTGCGGGATGCACTGCTGTTAGTCGATAATCCAGCCGAGGTGGCTTACAAGCTTGGTAAAAATCATGACGAGCTTCGACGAATCGCAAAACTCCATCCACTAGATCAGGCACGCGAAGTAAACAAGTTGTCATTTGCGCTACTCGGCGGGAATGCTGGAAAACCAGCGGCTACGCCAGCTAAGACCAATCCGATGGGAACGGTTAGAGCAAATCCGACAGGCTCGAGTGCCGTTACGGATAAAACACCGGCGTCGGTTATCCGACAAAGGATGAAGGCAGGCACATGGAAGTGACGATCTAGCGATAGGTCACAGCACAACCAGTGCCAATTAATGGACTAATTGGAGAAACAACATCATGGCAGCTAACCAATTTATTACAACCGACCTCGTGTCGAATACCGCTTTAGCAATGTTTGCAAACAATGCACCGTTTGTAATGACCGCCTCACGTATTTACCAGGATGATTTCGTATCGTCTGGTTACAAGATTGGCGACACCTTACAGGTTCGTAGACAGAATCACTTCATCGTCGGTGATGGTTCCGTTGCAACCCCACAAAGCATTATCGAAACCGTTGAATCCATCGTGATTGCTCACCAATATCACGCGCTGATTGCTTATACCATTCAGGATTTATCTTTGCGTATTGAAGATTTCTCCCGCTTGTTCATTAGCCCAGCAATTCAAGAAGTCATCACCCAGATGGAAAAAGACATCGCATCTGCTGCTGAGCAAGACCTAAACTTCTTCACCGGCACCGCAGGCGTTCCAATCAACAGCTTTACGACTGTTGACACTGCTGGCGCGAAGTTGCTTGAGCAAGGCGTCAATATCGCCAGCGATGCGTACATGGCCATGACGGTTCGCGACGGTTCCTCACTAAAGGGTGCTTTGCTTTCCAACTTCACCCCAGTGTTTAACGAAGACATCGTGCGTTCAAGCGCAATTGGTCACTTGTCATACTTTGACATTTTCCAATCCCAAAACATCAAGCGTCACATCGCTGGTGCGGGCCCTCGTTTACACTCTGGCGACACCTTGTTAACCAACGGTGCAGTTGCATCTGGTAACACGATTGTTCTGTCTGGCGCATCTGCTGGCGTGGCTGACTACTTTGTGGTTGGTGACGTTATCTCGATCGCTGGCGTGCAGTCTGTTAACCCAGTAGGTCGTGCTTCAACCGGTCAGAACATGCAGTTTGTTATCACTGCAAATGCAAGCTCTGATGGTGGTGGTGCAATCACGATTCTGGTTGCTCCAAGCATTATCTCTGATGCAGCTAACCCAAATCGTAACGTAAGCAATGCCGTTCCAACTGGTGCTGCTGTAACGATGGTTGGCTCACACAACGTAAACGTGGCTTACCCTTCACGCGGTTTAGACATCGTTTGCCCGCCTTTATACAAGCTGCAAGTTCCATATGCATCTGTGGCGGTTGACCCTGAAACTGGCTTGTCTCTGGCTGTTACACAGACCGGTGACATTCTCGGTTATCAGAACTACATGCGTATCGACTTATTGTGTGGCTTTAAATGGCACGCACAATACGCCTGTCGCGTACTGTCATAAGGATTAACCCGATGCTGACATGCATATATCACCCATTGGACGAGATGCTAGTAGTTGAGGCTGATGAAGCTGAAAAAATGGTGGCGTCGGGAGTCTGGTTTTACAGTCCGTTACATGCAAAAGCGTACCGTGAAAAAGTTGAAGGTGAAATCAAACAAGAGTCCTCGGCTCCCAAGCCAAAGGCTAAATTGAAGGGGAAAGACCATGAAAAGTCCAGTTAAGTCAAACAACGCATTTGTTAAAGCAGAACAAGCAAAGATGGCAGCACGTATGGGCGACAAGCCTAAAGTGCCAGCCGCGATGCAAAAATTCGATGCCTACATGAGCAACGATGGCGCGAGCGCAAAAGAATCAGCACGCAAATTATGTGCCGGTTTAGATGACGCGTTCCCGTTGAAATAGTGAAAAAGGCCGGCGTGACATGGAGTTGTGCCGGCCTTTCACGTTTTTCAATATGAGGAACAGCCATGGCCCAGGTTAATTACAGTACCAACCAGTTAATCATTAACTCGCTTTACCTATTGGGTGAACTGGGGACTAATGAAACACCTGATGCATTTATGCTGTCTTCAGGACTTGAGCTCATAAACGAGCTAATAAACAAGTTCAGTGCGGATAGTATTTATATTCCGTTCTTGAAAACGCTAGCTTTTAATATGGTAGCAGGCCAGGCAACCTACACTATTGGGAATGACCCAGGCAACGACATCATTGCTGATCGTGTTGTCGATTTGTCATTTGCTAACTACACAGTGCCAAGTTCGGGCCAGGGTATTACTTACCCATTGCAGATTATTACCAAATCACAGTACTTTGGCGTGGTGCGTTTAACACCATTACAGACACGACCTGGCTTTATCTATCTGGATAAGCAGGACACGCAAAGCAATGTGACATTATATCCCGCACCTGATCAGCCTTACCCATGCGAATTACGTGCCAAGGTAATGGTCGATCAACTGACAGAACACGAATTGCTAACAGAATTGCCGCCTTTTTATTACGGGTTTATGAAATATGCCCTGGCGCAAAAGTTTATGTCTTATTACCCATCTGGTAATTGGACGCCACAAGCTCAAGCTGAATATGATGACTATTACGCGATCATCAAGAATGCTAATGAAACTGATCTGACTATCAGACCATCTGCTGTGCTCTCTAGGCCGCAGCCGTTCTGGTGGCAGAATATCCTGGCGTATTAATCATGCGTAAAGATTATGACATTGTTGGCAGCTACGACAACCAACGAATCAGCACTATTAATGCTGAGCGCACGATCAATATGTTTGAATACGTGGACGAGCAGGCCAAGCGTCCCAAGGTATTGGTTGGCACGTCTGGATTGGAAAACGCTAATATAGATTTTGGGATGGAGCAAGGCGGGTCACGTGCGTCGCTAGTGTTTAAAGATGCTATATACACAGTGTATGGCAGCACTGTTTTCAGAACTAGCGGAACCACAGGCGCGCTGCTTACCACAAAGATTGGTGACGTTAACGCAGGCAGCACCGGCTATGTCGGCATAGATGCGAACGCTTACCAGGTGATCATTGTGGACGGCACAGGTGGGTGGATATATGACACGCTTCACTTAACGTATGAGCCAATCACCGACACTGGGTTTCCAGCCAAGCCGATTGATGTGTGTTTCCTTGATGGTTTCTTTGTGGTTGCGAATGGTGAAACGAATAGCTTTCAATTATCGCTAATCAATAATGGCATGGTGTGGAGCGGTGGCACCAAGTTTGCGTTCACGGCAGCGATTGGTGACACGCTTATACTAACCACGACCACGACAGCAAATTTTGCAACAGGTGTGCCAGTTACGCTAGACAAGACGGGTGCAGGTGCGTTCCCAACGGCTGCGACTGGCGACCCGCTCAACAACACGACAACCTATTACGCTATCCGCGTCACATCCGCGGCGACCAATCCTGGACAGATTAAGATTGCCAGGACGCAGGCAGATGCTTTTGCGGGTACAGCGATTTCATACAGTGCTGCATCGGTGGCGCCAGTGACGATCAAGGTGGCAGCGCAATTACAGCAAGGCAGCATTACTTCGCACCCTGGTACGATTGTGGCGTGTCGCACATTGCATCGCAGGCTATTTTTATTTAGCCAAAACTTCACCGAAGTCTGGGAAAATGCCGGACTGGGAACCAACTTGCCATTTCGGCGCAACAATTCATTGCTGATGGAAGTGGGCACGCCTTCCGTCGGTAGCATAGCAACCGGTTTTGACCGAATGTTTTTTCTATCCCAGGACCGTGATGGCCTGGGCTCAGTCATGGGCGTATCAGGTACGCAGTCAGCGCCGGTTAGCAATCGCGCACTGGATTATGCCTTAGCGCAATACGCAACCGACCCAACCAAGGGTGTGGCTGATTCGCGTGGCATCATGATTAAAGAAAATGGAATCATTTTTTATCGTTTAAACTTCACCAAGGCCAATCATACCTATGTTTATAGCGTATCAATGAGCACAGAAAGCGACCCGAAATGGCATGAAGAAGAAGTATTGAACGGTGACAGACATCCGGCTCAGACCCACGTTTATTACAAGGGTGTGAACTATTATGGACATTACAATCAGCCAATTTTATACATTGTGGATGATAAATATACTACAAACAACGGTGAGCCAATCAGGCGTATGCGCATTGGTCGGCAAGTAACGCCAGAGGGTTACAATAGGCTGCGCATTGATCGCTGGCACATCGATGTGCTGCAAGGCAAAACTGATCAGTTTGTCACTGACGTTGCCAACCTTGATGCCGAAAACACGCAAAACATTTTGACAGAGGACGGCATAGATTTATTGCTCGATCAGCAGGTCATTATTGGCAGCGGCGCACCTAAAATATTCTTATCGATCTCGAAAGATGGCGGCCAGAGTTATGGCTATTCGACATCATCGAACATGGGCAAGCTGGGTGAACGCACTTACCGTACTGTATGGCGCAAGCTAGGGACAACCCCTAGAGGCCAAGGGTTTACCCCTAAGATTGAATTCTTCAACACGGTGCCGTTTTATATCCTTGGCGCTGCGTGGGACTTTGAAATATTGCCGGAGTGACGAATGGCTAGAGATTTAGACAATTTGCCATTGTATGACCCGCTCGTTAAGCAAGATGGCATTTATATGGCTGAAATATGGATTTCATCACTGAGTACCATGATTGAAACGTTGCAGGGTTATTTGTCGCAATATGGTTCATTTGTTCCACGTGTGACAACGGAAGAGCGCGATAAAATACAATCGCCAGAAGAGGGTCAGATGATATATTTAACAGATGCAACAATAGGGCCGCCGAGAACTGCTGAGTTGCAGATGTGGCAGGTAGTTGCCGATATCGGACAATGGACAGTGATCGTTTAACACAAGGAATGTGACATGGACCCAATAACAATGGCAATGATAGCGCAGGCTGGTGGGCAGGTGGCAGGCGGCCTATTTGGCAATTCCGGCAAGCCTTATTCAGACTATGGCCGAGAAGTTGAGAAATATAACCAGCGTGGCATTGATGCGCAGAACCCATTTTATAATGCCGGTAAGCACGGCATGAGCGATTACCAAGATTGGTTAGGCGGCCAGAAAGACCCATCAAAATTCATCAATGATCAGATGAAGAATTATCAGACATCTGACTATGCAAAAATGCAAATGGGCCAAGCTCAGAACGCAGCAAACAACGCAGCAAGCGCCAGCGGCTTAATGGGCTCCACGCCATTTATGCAAGAGTCTCAGAATTATGCCCAAGATATTGCATCGAAAGACCAAAACCAATGGTTGCAAAACGTTTTAGGCATCAATAGCCAATATGGCCAGGGTCAGAAAGACCTGATGGGTGTGGGCCAGCATTCAGCCGATCAAATCACAGGCATCAACCAGAACCTGGGTGAGAGCATGGGTCAGGCGGCATATGGCGAGCGTCAAGGAAGACAGAAAGATATCGGCAATATTTTCGGCGGTGTAATTAAAGGGTTTACAGGCTAGGAGCAAATTATATGGGCGTACCAATTTCAGAAGCGCCAGCCGAAGGCTGGATAATGTCGGGCATGAAAAATGCCAATGCTTTGCAGCGCCAGAACATGGAAAACCAATACTACCCCAAGATGGCGCAGGCTGAAATTGCGTCAAAGAATGCCTTTGCGCAAAACGCTAATTTGCAAAACCTGGCAACTGTGCTTTCCAATCCTGCTTTCTATACGAGTGCCAGCAAAGAGCAAGTGAACGCTTTGCTTAATAAATACGCTGAGCTATCAGCTAATCCGCCATCCGTAGAGTCGCTGGCAGGTGGGCCGCCAAACAATCGCGGCATATTATCAATGATTATGAATAAATTTGGTGGTGAGCAAAGTGGCGGACAGAGACAAGGCCAACAACCAGCAAACGCTATGAATGCACCAGCTCCGCAACAGCAAGCTCCGCAACAAGGTGGGCCGCAACAGGGTGAACCACAACAGCCTATGCAACCAGTGCAGCCAATGCAGTCACCAATGCAGCCACCACAAGCCAGTGGGATACCTGCCGCGGGTGGTTCGTCAACGCCTGGTATGCCATCCACAATGGTTGAGCGCATGGCTGCCGGACAAGGCGCAGGCGATACCAAGTTTGGTGGCGTCAATCCAATGTCTATATCGACAGCTCAAGCTGCTGGCTTAAATGCCATGGCAACAGGTGAAGCAGGTTCGATTATTGCTCAGCGTGAAAAGATGGATATCAGTGACAACAAGAAAGCTGATGAAGCGGTTAACCAAATAGCGCAGCTTGATAAAGCTACCCAGTTAAGAAGCGAAACTAAGAACTGGCAGCGCGGGCCAATTGGTGGAATGACACCTAAGTTTGCACTTGGCTCTCCAGCGGTAGAGCTAGATACAACCATCAAAAACATTGTTGCGTCTGTTAAAAACCAGCAAGCCGATGGTAATTCAACAGATATGGGCACCAAGTTAGCGACTGATTCAAAAGCAGACCGATCAATGCCAGATGCAGCATTTAGACATTTGATTGAATATGGAAAGGGGATGAATCAGCGCATCATCGAAAAGCCATCATTCAACCAGGCATTGGCCACGTTGGGTTATACGCCTAACCAGGTTAATACCATGTGGCGCTATTACCAAACTAAGCGGCCATTCTATGATGCATCGCATCATGCTGTTGACGAGAACAACCTGAATACCTGGGAAGAATTTTATTCCAACCCTAAACGCTTAAAGGCTGCGTTCAGTCCGATAGCCGCAAAAGAAATGGATAAGTTCATGGGCGAGCCAAAGTCTGGGCCAGACAAGTCGGCAGCGCAATCCGCCGAAGTGAAGCAGCCAGCGCAGTCGGCTCAAGAAACAGGTGAAACCATCTCGCTTGTTGGTGGCTTAAAGGTTCCAGCTTCATTCGATAGCCAGCAACATTTTCAAGAATGGTATAGCGCCCAACCTAAAGCAACGCAGTTAGCCTATCAGCAACACCTGGAGGGTAAGCAATAATGGCATTTGTTCCCACTTTGGCTGACATTCCAGATGAAAAGGTCATGGAAACCATGAAGTGGCAGCGCATAGGCAAAAGTGAGAATAAACGCCTAAAAGTGCCGCCTATTTCGCCAACGCCTATCGTTAAACAGCCAAGCAATCAAAAACGCTTTGTGCCAACGCTTGCAGATATACCAAAGCCATCGGCACAGCCAGCGCAGGCCAATGATAATGAGCTGCCATTGCGCAATTATCCGTTCGTTAACAGGCCGCCGACACCACAGGAAACCAAGCAGACGGGGCAGGACGCACAAGAGGCATTGATTGGTGGCGTTCAAGGTTTGGGAAATATCGTGCCAGACACGGCGAACATGCTTAATCCGACCAAGCATCAAATGCCAAGATTTGATTTTGCGCCAAAAACTGCCGCATCAGAAGTTGGGCAGATGGCAGCGCCATTTGCAGGGCCGCAAGCACTTGAAACGGGTGCATTGTCGGTATTGAAATTCCTGCCAAAAGCATTGAAGTCGGTAAAATCATTAATGGCAGCCAAGCCAGGGGCGACCGTTACCAATGCGTTGAAATCGATTGGCAAAACATCTGCAAAAGTTGGCTATGTAAATGCCCTGGAACATCCTGAAAATGCCTGGTCGGAATTTGGGAAGGGAGCAGCACTTGGGGCGGGTAGCGAGTTATTGGTGCCTGCTGCATTAAGCTCAAGCCCAATTATTTCAAAGCTAGCCAAAGGCGCTATTGGTGGAACCGCAGGATATTATGGTGGCCAAGCGCTTGGCTTGCCAGGTGGTGCCAGCGCTGCTGCTGGGGCTAGTATGGCCGCAGGATTGCCAGTGCGTAGATTGATGGGCATTGAGCCGAAAGCAAAAGTGGTTAATGAAATGTTGTCTGGCGTAAATGAATCAGAAGCTTCGCCAGTAATTAATGCCAATCGTAGACTTGGCACCAATGTCACACCAGGACAAGCATCAAATAATTATGTCACAAGGGCAGAAGAGGAAAGGCTTAAAAATGCTGGCGGTGACGTAGCGCAAAGAGCTGTTGAGCTAGAGAAACAGGCAGCCAAACAACAGAATAATGCGTTTAGCAGTATGCTTGATAAGATTTATAAGCCAACAAAAACCAATGAGAAAGCTATAAATCAGCTTTATAAAATGGCAAAAAGTTCGCAATACGATCTTGACCCTATTGTTGTTAATGCAATGTCGCAAGAGCCTATTGTTAAGCAGGCCATGGAAGCAGTTGATAAATTGCCTAGTATGGAGTTTGTGCCAAAAAACAATTATGAGTATCTGCAAAGAGTTAAACAGCAATTAGATACCATGCATCGAACCTATCGTGCTTCAACCAATGCATCTGAGAAACTTGAATCAGCCAATATCGGTAATGTGCGCAATGTGTTTAATGAGTTTTTAAAAGACAATAACGAACCTTACAAACAAGCCAACGCGTTAGCACACCCAAGATTTGTGCGTGAAGACGTAACCGATATTGTTAATCGCGTTCCTGGTGAGGCGACTGGTAAGCAGGTTTATTCTGCGCTATTTAGAGGAAGGCGCAGGGAAAAAGAAGTCATGGAGCTTGTTAAAAACTTTCCTGAAGCTAAAAAAGATATACAAGATATGAAAATTGGCTGGAAACATTTAAATGACATGAAATCACCCAGCCAGAGTGGTGCTCAGGCGGCTGCCAATATTGATATGATTAGAAACACTGGAAACGCCGTGGCCAATTGGCTTAGCAAGATGGGCAGCTCAAAAGGTAGCATGTCACGCCTAGAGTTTATCCATAGTCCAAAATGGGAAGAAGGATTTGCTCAACGTGCGGAAATAGCCGATCAATCTAAACGCATCAAAGAAGTAACAAAATACATTACCCAAACAGCGGTAAAGGCAGGTTTACCACAGACGCAGATAAGCAATTTAATTGATTATCTAAACTCGACGGAAGACTCCCAAGAGTAGGAAAAACACCGTCTGATATAGTAGAATGTATCAACACAAGGAATGTGACGAATGGCATCAGACCCAACATACAATTTGGCACCCATACCTAAATGGGTGGCAATCAATCAGCAGGGCACACTCGCGGGCGGAGCGAAATTATATACCTATCGCGCACTAAACCACGTTGAGCCAAAAGCTGTTTATTCAAGCGCAGCTGGTCCACTGGGTCCAGTCTATACCAATCCTATTATATTCGATCTCAACGGCACTGCAGGCCCATTTTATTGGGAGGCTGATGCAGACACACCAGAGGAAACCTATTATCTGGAATGCTACGACCGAGACGATAATTTACTGTGGACTATTGACGACTACGCGCCACCAGGTGGGTCAGGAGGCGGAAGCACTGTCACTGTTTACCAATCATTGACCAATTATATTGGCAATAGCGTATTTATTAACCATATTGATGACACTGTGACGCTGTACCCAACATCGCTTCCAGTCAACCTGGTTATTGCGCCTGGAAACCACAAGGGTTTCACGCCTGCCTTGGTTAACCCCATCATTGGGACATATGGCGCAGTCGGACCTGATACCAGGTTTGTGAAGAACAACACCAATGCAACCGACAAGATTTCGTTTGTGCCATTTGCGCAAGCTGACAATGCCTTGATTGGCGATGTCACGCCAACTGACTATATGCGCTATCAGTGCACCGTGGTTGGGGCGGCAGAATCATATAAATCATTTCAGTTCCCAGTTTGTCAAAAGGTTAAAAACCTGAACAACCAAGAGATGACATTTTCAATGTGGGGCAAGGTATTGGCCAACCCTGTGACATTGAATATTTACACTAGGCAGTATTTTGGTTCAGGAACCGGCGCATCAGCTGAGGTGCGCAGCCTGTTAGGGCAGTTTGTATTAACAACCAGTTGGGACGAGTGCAATCTGGTGTTTACTGTGCCGTCAACCGCTGGTTTATCCATTGGAAACGCAGGACTAGAAACCGATGACGATGCGTTTTACATCCAGGTTGATATGCCATTGGGCGCGCTGTGTGATGTGTGGTTTACCAAGCCAACGCTGCACCTTGGGAATGTTGAGCGTGACAAAGATTTCCAAAATTATGATGAAATCGATTCCATTATTCAAACGCCAAGAACAGGTGACATTAAAACATCGATGTCGGCTGCGCCATCTGGTGGCTGGGTATTAATGAATGATGGGACCATTGGCAATGTTGGTTCAGCTGCTACCAATCGCAAGAATAAAGACACGTTCCAGTTGTACAAAACATTGTGGGACAGTGTTTCAGATGTTTGGGCGCCTGTTAGTACGGGCCGTGGCGCCACTGCGCAGGCTGACTTTGTAGCTAATAAAACGATCGCATTGCCTAAAGCATTAGGCCGTGTGATGGCAGGTCAAAATGCTGGCTTTGGCACGTCGCTAGCCATAACCAATGTTGACCAACCAACGGCGGTTTTCACGGTAGCATCAACTGCCACGATTCCAACCGGCACGCCTGTATTTATTAGTAATAATGGTGGGGCATTGCCTGCGCCATTAATTGCTAATACGCCTTATTATGTGCTGAATGTATCTGGGACGACCTTTAAATTATCCGCGTCGGTCGATGATGCGCAAAATGGCAATTTTATCATATTGACTACGGCTGGAACTGGTACACAAACTTTACTGGCGGCAATGGGTGCGGCGTTTGGCGAAGGAAAGCACGTTTTAACAAGTGTAGAGTTGCCAGACCCATTAACAGCAAAAGCAAACTTTATTGGGGCACCAGTAGGCCCAGGAAACAATGTCATTGTTAATAGCCCAGCATATTCAACTGGCACTATAAGCAATGAGGGTGGCAATCAAGCGCATAACACCATGCAGCCAACATTGTTCACGAATATATTTATTAAACTATAAAGGGATTTTATATGGCCGTTCAATTGATTGAAGTTCCAGCACTTGACCCGAATGCTTATACGGGCCCAACAAGAATTATGTCAGGCGTGGCAAGAACTGGAAACGTTACGACTGATACATTATACGGGCCGAATGGCTCAGTGGAATTTGCACGTTGGTTGTATTTAGGCGTGACAGGTAACGTTTCATATATGAAATGGGACGGCACCTCACAGACTCTCGTTGGATTGGCTGCTGGTGTTTGGCACCCTGTTTATTCTATCAAGATAAACAGCGCTGGAACGACCGCAACCAGTTTAGTGTGGGGAAGTTAGCTAACTTCAGCAAAAATGGTATTTCTATTTATTGAAAAAGGAATTTTTAAATGACGACGACCTACTCCCAAACAGTGTTATCACCATGGTTGACCCCTGTGCGCCTTGTGTCTGTAGCCAATATTGCTGGCACCTACTACAACGGCCCAAATAACAATGGCGTGAACGCAACATTAACCGTTGCTGCTTCTTCATTAACAATCGATAGCGTTGCTTGCGCTGTTGGTGATCGCGTACTGTTACAAGTACAGACCAACACCTATGAGCAAGGCGTGTATGTAGTTAGCAGCATTGGCTCAACGGTTGTGCTCACCAGATCAGGTGACATGCAGGCCCGCGAACAGATGAAGGCTGGTCAGTATGTTTCAGTTGGTGCCGGCTCAGTTCGCGCTGGTAACTTCTACAGCCTGGTAGAGCCTCTGCCAAACAACATCGGTGTTGATGCAATTGTATTTAATGCCGACCCATCTGCCGGCGGCGTGACGTTCTCTGGTGGCGCATCAACTGCTAATGCATTGGCTGTATTTGCTGATACCGCTGGAAACTTAAAAGCGGCTTCTGGTGCATCTACGTTTGGCCAAGACTTAGCAATTACTGGCGTTTTGTCTTCCACTTCTTTCTCGGCATCTGGAAACATTACGTCATCAGCCGGTAATTTCGTTAATACCGCTGGCTATTTCACTCGCTCGGCTGTGAATGCATTAACAGCTTTAGCAGGTGGAGCACAAGCTGGTACAGCGTTAACTCGTGAACTAAACCGTGTCACCACTGTAACGACTGCTGCTGATAGCGTTCAGCTCCCAGCCGCAACCGTTGGCAAAGTGGTAACAGTTATCAATGCTGCCGCTGCAAATGCCATGGCCGTTTTCCCCCAGACAGGTGAAATCATAAATGCATTAGCCGCAAACGCTTCCATTTCCGTTGCTGCCAATAAGACGATTATGTTTTTCTGTGCGGTTGCTGGAACATGGAATTCATTGTTAACAGCGTAACAAATCTGGGGAGTGTAAAAGCTCCCCATTTTAAAGGGAATTATCGATGCAGCCATATGGTGGGTTAGTTGTAGTCATAAACTATGCTGGGCAGACAGAGGCCGAGCAGCACACACACCATTTAATTGCGCAAGATGGAACAGACATTATCACGCAAGCATCTGAAAATATTTTGGTTCAAGCCGCATAAGGAACGACAAATGGCAGGCATTAAGATTTCAGATTTACCAGCAGTTGCTGCACCTGCTTTAACTGACGTTTTTCCCATTGATCAAGGTGCGGTTACATACAAAGAAACAGCTCAACAGCTTTTAACATTGTTCCAGGCCAATATCGTTATTGGTCCATCGAATTTCAGTGGAGTTTTAACCGTTGATAAAGGCGGTACAGGTATTGCAACAACCACACCATATTCAATCATTGCCGCAGGCACAACTGCGACAGGTAGCTTCCAATCATTAGCAAGTCTTGGCAGTGCTGGACAGATATTAACATCAAACGGCGCTGGGGCTTTACCAACATGGCAGGCAAGTACTGCTGTGACGCCAGCAGCATTAACACGAGTTGATGATACAAATGTCACGATTACACTTGGTGGCACACCAGCCACGGCATTACTGCAAGCAACATCATTAACGATGGGGTGGTCAGGGCAGCTATCATTAGCTCGTGGTGGCACCAATAAAAACATAACCGCCGATAATGGTGGAATTGTTTATTGTGATGCGGACTCATTTGAACTACTGGCAGCAACGGCAACTGCTGGGAAGATTATTAGATCGGGAAGCAATGCAGCTCCATCATGGTCAACAGCAACATACCCATCTGCATCAGGTGCAAATGGAAATCTGTTAACGTCTGATGGCACAAATTGGATTTCATCAGCGCCAGCATCAACATCACCATTGACAACAAAAGGTGATATTTACACCTTCACAACTGTTAATGCCAGGCTGGCAGTTGGAACTGTTAACGGGCAGATATTACAGGTTAGCTCTGGCGACGCCACCGGCCTAGCATGGTCGGTTCCAACTTATCCTGCTGCAAGTGGCACATCTGGAAAATTCTTAATATCGGATGGCACTAATAATGTTTATAGCACTAGCACTGTGCCGACTTCGGCTGGCGCAACGGCTAACAAAGTATTGTTAAGTGATGGCACAAACTATGTGTTATCAACGCCGGCATTTCCTAATGCTAGTGCAACTAGCGGAAAGATAATCATTTCAGATGGAACAAATTGGATTGCATCGACTCCAACCTATCCATCCGCTGCGGGAACATCTGGAAATATATTAACAAGCGATGGAACAAATTGGACTTCTGCTGCTAATGCAGCGAGCGGACTATCATCATTATCGTATTTATTAATGGGCGGATAAAATGGCAACTGTCACTCAAAAAGTTTTAGGGCAATCCAAGCCAAGTGCTGCAACCTTAACAGATGCATACACTGTGCCTGCTGCAACGCAATGCACGATTAGTACAATTACAGTATGCAATCAATCAGCAACGCCAACATCATTTCGCATACAAATAGCTCCAGGTGGTGCTGCTTCTGCCACGTCACAATATATGTATTTTGATGTTGCGATTGGTGGAAATGATACATTTGCTTGCACGTTTGGCATTACTCTTGGTGCTGGCGATGTGGTTAGGGTTTATAACGGATTGGCAAGCTGTAGTTTTGGTATATATGGCGTGGAGACTTCCTGATGGCTCAAGGCGGAACAACAAATAACGGATTGCAATTACCGCTTTCCGTTGCGCAGGGTGGCACTGGTTTGAATACTTTGCCAAGCGGTCAAATATTGTATGCGTCTTCAACAGATGTGTTGAGCGGCCTGGCAAACGCTGCAAATGGTGTGTTTGTTACTAATAATAGCAGCGTTCCATCTTGCTTGGCTGGGCCTGGGGTGGCAAATTATCCGTTGTTATCAGTGGCATCTGCTGCGCCAGCATGGGCAACTGTGCCTTATCCTTCCGCACTAGGCTGGACAACCTACACCCCAACAGTAACGTTGGTTGGTGGCGCGGGAAATACTGTACCAACTTATTCAACAACATCAGGCAGATATGCGCAGTTGGGGAATGTGGTAAACGTTGCGGTTGTATTAATAAATTCATCCGCAGGAACTGCTGGAGCTGGAACTGGTCAGATGAATATTGCGCTACCTGTTACGGCTAACGCATCGGTTGCGACTGGCACCGCAATGAATATTGGTTACTCATTAAATAATACAACATACGATATATTAGTTGGCACTGTTGGCGCATCAGCCACGACTATTGGATTGTCATACTTCTCAACAATTAGCGCTATTTCTAGTTTTACTGGTGCCGATCAGAATCATGCGAATGTTAGAGAAATTCATATACAATTCTTTTATGAAATATAGGTGATTAATGGCACAAGGTATTGTAAATAATTCAGGATTACCATTGCCACTGCCTATGACAATGGGTGGAACTAGAGTTACCACTGCCACCTCTAACGCTATTATAAGAGGCGGATCAGGTTCAACCTCGCCATATTTGCCCACTGCGCGCAGTGTTTTTGCAACTAATAATACTTCAACCACGTCTAACGTAACATCTCCAACTGTATCCAAACAAATGCTTCTATCTGTTGCTGCCAGCAATCCATTATTTAGTGGCGCCACTTGTTTATATGCATCTTCTGCTGGCTGGACTACTTACACCCCAACAGTGACATTAGTTGGTGGTGCTGGAAATACAGTGCCAACATATACAACCACATCAGGCAGATATACGCAAATTGGAAATACTATTTATGTGCAAGTTGTACTAATAAATTCTAGCGGCGGAACGGCTGGAGCTGGAACGGGAACATTCACTGTTGCGTTGCCCATATCAAGAGGCTCCGAAGTTGCTAACACTTATCGAATGGTTGGATATGCGCTAAATAATACTACTTATTATTTATTGACTGCGTTATCGCCAAGCACATCAACTTTGGCAATAAATTATTTTTCTGCCATTAATACCAAAGCAACATTCACCGGCGCACAGCAAAATAATGCTATTCGAGAATTACATTTGTCATTCTGTTACGAAAAATAAGGGAATATAAAAATGACCCAAGGTTTTACACACGAAATTACAATACCAGTGCCAATGAGCCAAGGTGGAACTGGCGCAATATTGACGGCAAGCAACGGCGGTATTGTTTACACAAACGCTACAACTCAGGCGATATTATCTGGAACTGCAACCGCTGGCTTGGCGTTGCTGTCTGGCGCATCGGCTGCGCCAACCTGGTCAACTTCTCCGCCCATTACGCAGATTAATGTGCAGGCCATTACCGCAACCGGTGCATTTACTTATACACCAACCACCGGTACAAAATACGCTATTTTCGAACTGCAAGCTGGCGGTGGTGGCTCAGGTGGTACAACTGGCGCTGGTGGCCAATCAGCTTGTGGTGGTGCTGGTGCAGGCGGAGGCTACATTAAATTATTAGTAAGCGGCACAGCTAATCTTGCAGCAATTACTGGTTCTGTTGGTATTGCTGGAACAGCGGGCGCATCTGGAAATAATGCTGGCGGTACTGGCGGAAATACCACATTAACAATTAATGGTGGTTCTGCATGGACTGCTGGTGGTGGTGGGCCTGGTGGTGGTAAAGCTTCTAGCGCGGCAGCTCAAGTTTCTGGAACGCAGGGAACAGGCGGAACGGTAACATCAGGAACTAATGGCACATTGCTTTATTCTATAGCAGGCCAAGAAGGTTCTGCGGGATATTCTGCGGCTGCGGCGGGTTCTGTTCCGGTTACAACCGCAATGGGCGGAAACTCTCAGTTAGGCGGTGGTGGTGAAATGAATCTTGCCGCAACAGGAATATCTGGCAATGGCTATGGAAGTGGTGCGGGTGGTGGATTGAATGCGTCAGGTGCAAATGCTGCTGGCGTTGCTGGGCAACAAGGTATTGTTTTAATCACTGAATTCATATCAGCATAAGGGGCATAATATGGCCGGCATTAAGATTTCAGCACTACCATCAATTGTAACGCCACTTGTTACTGATTATATCCCTGTTTCCCAGGGTGATGTGACTTACAAAGAAACCATTACGCAGC